CGTCTGGATCTTCGCCAGCGCCGCCGAATCCGTGCCGGCCGCCTTCACGGCCGCCTTGCGGTCCTGCTCGATCTGAGCCTGGGCCGACGCGTAGCCCGAAAGGGCGGTGATCGCGCCGCCGATGGAATCGCCGACGCCGCCGAACGCGTCCGACAGCGTGCCGGCGAGGATCTGTGCCTTCTGGTCCATGAGGTCCATCAGGTCGGCCGCGTAGGATAGGCTCTTGTTGTAATTGTCCTGGGCGGTCTGATTGCCGGCCGTGAGCTCCGCCACCTGCAGGACCGACTTGATGTAGTCCTGAGCGTGCTTCTGGGCCTGGACGTAATCGGCCGAGCCTTCGGCCGTCGAGCTCGGGTGAGCTTTGAGGAACTGCTCAGCCTCGAGCAGCGCGATCGCCCGGGCGCGCTCCTGGTTCGTCGCGCCGATCAGCGTGGCCTCGAGCTTCAGCTTCTCGATCTGATTGTTGTTGTCGGCCGTCGCCGCGATGACCTGCGCGCGATTGGCCTCGTCGTTCGACTTCGCCTGTTCCTGCCGCAGCCGGGCGATCTCGACCGCCAGCTTATCGACGATATCGAGCGCCGCGAGCTTTGCCTTCCCTTCGGCCTTGGCGGCTTTCTCGCCGGCCAGTGCCTGGGCGGTCAGCAGCGGCCGCAGCTGGGCCTCGTTCTGCATGAACTGCGCCGCCTGGCTCGCGTCGATCGTGCCGTCCGCAACGGCGTCATTCGCGGCCTTCTGCGCCGCGGTTTGCCCCACGAGCTGGCTGATCAGCTTTGCGCCGTCAGCCATGCGGGTGGCGATGGCTAGCGCGAGCTCCTTCTCATAGAACAGAGCGACGTCGCCTTTGTGGCGGATCGCCTGCTCCTCGGCCTTCTGCATTGCCTCGGCCTTGACGCCGGCGGCCTCGCTCACCTGGTAGGCTTCGGCGAGCTTCATCTGCCCCTTGATCTGGGCGTCGAGCTCGGCGAGCGCCTGTGCCAGGCCGTGGTCGCTCTCGTGCTTCGGCTTCTTCGCCTTCGGCGGCTTGTTCGCGTCCGATTCCGCCTGCAGCTGGGCCTTCGCGAGATCCTTGGAGCGCTGCCCGATCTTGTCGAAGCCGCTGTTGACGTCGTCGAAGGTCTTGAAGAACTGGTCCTTCACGTCGGTCAGCGGATTGGTCAGCTTGTCGAACTGTCCGGTCGCCAGGCGCCCGAGATTGATCGCCAGGGACGCGACCAGTCGGATCAGCGCGGCGAAGCCAGCGAGGAGGATCGCGATCGTGAACTTGCCGAAGTCGCCGATCCATTTGAGCGCAGCCGTGAAGCCCTCGGAGATCGACTTCGAGGACGTCCCGGCTCGCTCGGCAACGATCTGCCAGGTGGCCTGCGCGATGTTACCCCAGCTGACCGTCAGGCCAGTGATCTCGCGCGTGCCGTCGGCCAGGTACTTCACCTTGCCGCCGGCCTTCTCGATCTGCGCGTCGGTCAGGCGGAGGCCCTCGGCAAACTTGTCGAGCTCGCCGGACTTTCCGACCTGATCCTGGAATGACTTGATGCCGGCGTAGGCGATCCCCGCGACGATCGCGACGGCGCCTAGTGCGATTCCGACGCGGCCGATGCCGAGTACGGTCTTCGCATTGGATGCAGCCGAGGCAGCGCTCGCCTCGCTTTGCGCGGCCGCCAGGGCCCGCTGGGCGATGGAAACCTTGCCCGCCTGGAGCTCGACGGCGCGCAGCGCCTTCACCAGCCTGGACTGAGCGGCCGCTTCAGCGTCAGCGCCTTCAGCTGCAGCGAGCTCGGCCTGGGCGAGCGCGACGTCGGCATTTCGGGCCTCGAGCGTCGCCGCCGCACGCGTGGCGCGCGATCGCACGGCCTCGGCCGCAGCCACCTTCTGAGCGGCGGCCTCCGCGAGCTCGGCATCGCGCGTGACCGTCAGGATTCCGGTGAGCTCGAGGAGCGCGAGGAAAAAGCCGCGAACGCCGAGGCCCGACTGCTGCATGATCTGCGCGATCTGGCCGGACTGTTGGGCGAACACGCGCATCGGCGACTGTCCGGATGCGAGGCCGGTCACGACGTCATTGAGCTGGAAGCTGAGGTTCTGGACCTGGTAGGCCGCAAGGCCCGAAGCGGCGCCGACGGCGCGCGCTCCGGCCGCTCCGGCCGTGGCAGCCCGGGCACTTGCCTGGGCCGCCGCAGCCATGCGGGCCGCGGAATTGACCGACAGTGCCGCCATCGTGTCGAACGACTTGCCGGCGCCGGCCGTGGCCGAGCCGACGACGTCCTGCATCGCCTTCATGTCGCGCTGCAGACGAGCGACGTCGGCGACCAGCTGGATCTCGAGCGTGGCGCCGGATGCGGGAATGCCCATCCGTCACGCTCCTTTCTTGTCGCCGCGGGCCATCATCAGGGCCCGAAGGTTGATGCTGAGATTGCGCGAGACGGTCTCGCGCCGGCTGACGACCTGAGCCTCATCGAGCCACGGCGGAGGACAGTCCGGCTTCGTCGCCTTTTGGCTGAAGCCGTTGTACTCGCGTGCGAGCTCGACCATGAGCCGCGCCTGCCAGGGCGGCAGGGTGACGCCGGTGCATCGCTGCCAGGCCTGCAGCTCGGTCCATCCGATCGCGGCCGTGCCCATGCCGGCGGCGATGACCGGCCCGATCTCGAGCAGCTGGGTGAGGATGAATTCAGCCCGGCAGTCCGGAAGCTGGATCTCTCCGCCTTCGGCCTCGAGCTCAGCGCGGCGGCTGAGCTGCTCCTGCTTGTCGGCCAGGTTCTTCTTGTCGGGTACTGGCGTGGCGTTCAGCCACGCCAGGTGCCGAACCGCGAGCTTCAGCTCGTCGCCGAGCTCCCGGTAAAATTTCCCCAGTCACCGACGAACTTCTGGACCTGGTCGGTGATGAAGCCGATCTTGCGGTCCATGTAGAGGGCGCGGAACAGATCCTTGCCCGTGGCGTCGCCGGCGGGGGGATAGCCGAACTCGTTGAAGCTGACGGTGATCGCAGCGAGGAACTCTGCCGACTCTGCACGCTGCTCTTCGGCCGACATCTCGGTCTTGCCCTTGCGGCGCAGGCGCTCGAGCAGCCGGTTCTGGCGCTTGGCTTCGGCGGCCGCATACTGAGCGGAGCCCGGACCGTAGACGGTGACCGAGCACTGCTTCTTGTCTTCGTTGATCAGCGGAGTGTCGTCCGCGGTGTTGAGGTCGCAAGTGGCCGTCTCGTCGACGCCGAGCGAAGTGATATCGAACATGGAATTGCCCTTTCACGGCAAGGGTGCACCGGCCCGCCGGCCGTTTCCGTGACCAGCGCGGCGAGCCGATGCATAAAAGCCGCCCCGGGACGGAGCGGCTTCGAGGACCCGGGTCACGGCCCGGGATCCGGCGCTGCCCCCGGTTGGATTGGGTGGGGCGGCGAAGGCAGTTTTGGGTTAGGCGAGCACCTCGACGATGCCGACGCCGCTGTCCGAGGTGGTGAGCTCGAGCTTGATCGAGCCGTTGGTGATGCTGTCGACGCTGCCGACACCAACTTTGAAGCTCATGACCTGCGCCTGCATGTAGTAGACGTCGCCGTTCTGCGTGGTGATCTTGATCGAATGATCATTGTCCGACTGCGAGGCGGACTTGGCGATGATCTGGCCGGCGTCGTCGGTATCGAGGCCCAGCTTCAGGTCGATCGACCCTTCGTTGAAGCTGCCCTTGCGCTTGACGGTGCCGCGGTTCGCGATCGGGTTGTGGGTGACCAGCGCATATTCGCGGCCGAATTCGCCGAGGTCGGTGACTTCGCCGATCAGCGAGAAGCTGAGGGCGCCGTAGCCGGCGGCGTCGAAAGTGGCGGGAGAGGCGGCCGAGATCGCAATCGTGGATCCCGCCGAAGTTTTAACACCCATGTCATTGCTCCTTGGGTCGGTGGTGAGGATGCCCGTTGTTCGGCGGGCGGGGTTGTCGCCGCGCTACGCGGCGATCTCGATCAGCGGGCTTGGGTGTACCCGACGATGAAATCCTGGCTTCGCATGTGGATCGAGGCCTGCTCGTTCATGAAGTACGGCCCCTTGGCGGCCGTATGGACGGTCACGTCGGCGAGGCCGGCCGCGCTGCCGATGAAGTCGGCGCAGGCTTCCTTTGCCGCCTTAAGAGCCGCCTTCATGCGCGGATAAGTCCCTCCGAACGCAGTCACCTGGACACGCTCGGTCACGCGGCGGGTTGCGCCCGGAGCGAGGACGTTGCGGTCGACCTCGGACACATCGGTGATCGCGATCGCATCGAGCGGCGTGTTGGCAGGCAGCACGCCGCTGATGATCTGCTCTTCCGGCACGAGGGCGGTCATGTCCCCGTCTGCGACCAGCAGCTCGCGGATGATCGCTGCGCCGTCCATCAGGCTGCCTCCTCGAGGTCGACCTTCACTGTCGGTGCCGAGATCTGTCCCCAGCTCAGGTAGTGCGTGAGGTAGCTGACGACCGCCTGGATCGCGTCGCCGGCCCTGGCATCCAAAGCCGGCCGCATGAACGGCATCGGTGCGAAACCGGGGTGGCGGGCCATTTTGCCGATCGGCACGCCATTGACGACCAGCGATTCTTTGCCGCCCGTGACCCAGATTTGGTGAGCCGCCACGCCGTGCTCGAGGAAGTTGCCGAGGAACGCGTGCTTGCCCTTGAGCTTCACTTTCGCGACGACTTGTCCCTCGGTGTTCCTCGACCGCGCGGACTTGATCGCCTTCTGCGTGAGCCCGCTCTTCTTCCGGACCCTGGCCCGGGCTTCGTCGCGGATGATGTTGGCGCCGGCCATGAGGCCGTTGCCCAGGATCTTCGTCTCGACCTCAACCGGCAGCTGCGCCATCAGGTCGGCGAGTTGCTTGCCGCCGTTGATCTTCCATTCGATCAAGGCTGCTGGCCCTCGGTGCTCAGCTGCTCGACCATGAAGTCGAGCCACTGCCGCCGTCCCGCCATGGCCGGGCCGGAGATGATGCGCATCTGGTTGCCGTCGATCTCGACCCGATTGTCCTGGCTGACGTCGCCGCGCCACCGGATCCGAACCTTCGCCTGGCGGACCGTGACGATCAGCTTGTTGTCATCGAGACGATCGCCGCGGGGAGGCATGACCTCCTCGATCTTTGCCCACACGGTCGCGAGCTCGGGCCAGGTGGCGGTCTTGGTGCCGTAGGTGCCTTCCTGCGTATCGACGCGGTAAAGGATCTTCAGGCGTCGATCGAGAAGGCCGGCGTCCATCACTCGGCCGCGCCGGACCCTGCAGGCGAGACCTTGCCGCCGGCGCGAGCGACGCGGCCGCGCTCGAGCAGGATGTCGGCGTCGGCCTGGCAAAGGCGAAGACGGGCGCCAGGCTGCAGTGTGCGGCCGTTGCGGACCAGGGGACGGCCCTTGACCGCATAGGTCGCCGTTTTCCGGCCCTCGTTGCGGGCGGCTGCGGCCGCTTCCTCGCGCGGGCTCACGGGAGCGCCACGCCGGCGGGATGGATCTTAACGTCGATTACCGACGCCGAGATCGCGAAGCCCAGGAGTGTCGGCCAGGCACCGCTTGCGAGGTCGGCGGCAGGGCAGATGCCTCCGGCCGTGGATGAAAGGAAATAGCCGACACCTTGGGAGACAGCGGCGCCGATCGTGAGCGGGCCCTCGAGGTGCACGGCGAGCGGTTGCCCGTTCTCGGCCGCGTTAAGGGAGATGCCGGAGACCGCGCGCGCAGCTGCCGTGCCACTATTTGCGTCGGCGAGCTTGTACTTGAGGTCAGCGGGGTCCTGGTAGACCGGCTTTCCGGCGGCGATCGATGCGCCGGCAATGCCGCTGGTCCTGCGCGAGCCGGCGCCTGGCACAACGCTTGCGGCGGTAATTACGAGATCAGCCATTTTAGTGAGTTCCTTTCTTGGAAGGTCAGCGCCTGTAGTTGACCAGGAGCGAGGAGACGTCGTGCGGCAGCTCGCCGTCGGGCCCGAAGACAGGGCCGCGGTTGTCGTACCAGAGCGTGATCAGCCGCTTCATCGCGAGGATGATGGGCTTCGGCACAGCCGCATAACCGGCAGTCACGGTGACCCGGACTGCGTCCTCGGCCGAGCGGAGCGCCGGCCAGGCCTTGCCGTAGGCGAGCCGGATCCGCGGGCGCAGGACGTCCGCGTCGACGTCGAACAGCTCGTAGGTTGTCTGATCGAGCACCTGTTCGACGCCGGCGGCGTCGAGGTATCGCAGCTCCGTGACGGCCGTCACTGGCGCCAAGGTCAGCCGCTCGAGCGCCGCAAAGCACGCGAAGGTCATCGCCGCAGCACCGACGATGAGCCGGATCGAGCAATATTGCTCGACATGCTCGCGAGCCGTGGTGATCAGCTCCTCGATGAACGTGTCGTCGACCGTGGTGCTTTCAGCGCGGAGCTGAAGCTTGGCCTCGTCCAGGCTGATCGGCTCGGTCATGGCGACCCGCTTGCCGTCTTTTAGACTGCGAGCTTCGCGTTGCCGGCGCGGATCATCCGCACCGCCTCAGCGGCGTCGCATATGTGCTCATCGCCGGCGTTCTTGCACTCGGCGCCGGCGTGGCTGCAGAGCAGCACCACGCTGACGTTGCCGTCGGCGTCTGGTTCGATGCCGAGCTCGGCGCAGGCGTCTTCGACCGACTGGTCGGGCTCCGGCTCGGCCTCGTCGGCCGCTGCGTCCTCGGCGGGGGCTTCTGCCGCTGTGTCCTGCGCGGGAGGGTCCTGAGCAGGCGGACTTTGCGCCGGCGGATCCTGTGCCGGCGGCTGAGCCGCGGCCGCCTGCAGCTCGGCGATCTTCGCCTGCAGGGCCTCGGCATTCCAGCCCGGAGAGGCATTTTTGCCGGACAGCTCTTTGTATTCGCCCCGGAGGGTGCTCAGTTCGCTCATTGGTCTCTCTCCTTTGCGGAGCCGTCGATCGGCGGCTCGGAAAAAGAGAGGGGCCCGGCCGAGCGGCCGAGCCCCTGCAATTTCGAAGCGCGGGTTAAGCGAGCTTCAGGTGCTTCACCGCTGCGGTGTCCATCAGGGCACCGTCGAAGCGGATCCAGCCGGCGATGCCGAAGCCAGGCCAGAAGTCCTTGTCCTGGATGGCGCCGACAAGCGGAGCGCCGACCTTACGAACGAAGTACTTGCTGAGGTCTCCGTAGAGGATCAGCTTCTGGCCGGTGGTGAAGGCCGAGCTCATCGCCTGGTTGATGACGTAGTTGCGGCCGTTGAGGGTCGCCGGCACGCCGGTGCGGATGTTGCCCGCCTGCCAGAGGTAGTTGCCCTGGCCGTCCTTGAGCTTGCGGATCGCCGCCAGCACCAGGTCGTTGAACATGTACCCCGCCTTCGGCGATTCACGGTACGCCGGATCGACCGAGTGTTCGAGGTCGATGATCTCGTCCGACGTGAACGCGGTCGTCGAGGCCGCGGTCTTGCCGGCGCTGGACCCGACAACGATGCCCTGCGGAGCCGTGGTGCCGACGCCGACGGTCAGCTGGCTGTTCGCCAGGCGGCCGAGACGTTCGCCCAGGAGTCCGCCGAGCAGCGCTTCCATCGCGAACAGCGAGTCGTCTGCGAGCTCCTTCGAGACGCGCAACCATGGCGTCGCGAACGAGAAGGCGCCGAGGGCCTTCTGGCCGAACACGACGTCGCCCGAGCCGTCGTCAGTCAGGGTCGTGCCCTGCGTCGACGCGGCGGCGCTGTTCGCGGTGTCGTCGATCGTCGGGAACGGGATCGAGTAACCGCCGCTGGTGACGATCTCGCGCGTGACGCCCGGATCGTACATCGGACCGAAGGCCTTCATCGACTTGATGATCTCGGCCTGCAGCTCGGTCGGTACGGTGTAACCGCCGGCGGCGTTCGTGGTCGTCTGGGCGCGCTGCTCGACCGGGATAGCCTGATAGCCGCGCTGGAGAACCGCGCGGGTCTCAGCCGGAAGCAAAGCTTCCTGACCCTGGCAGCGGAGGTACGCGTAGAAGGCGTCCCGATATTCCGGGTCCTTCGGCGAATCACTGGCGTCTACGTCGGCAACCGGCTCCACCGGGCGCTTTTCGCGCAGCTCGCGATCGCGACGTTCGGCAAGCGACTTCTCGGCGGCCGCCACGCGCTCTTCGCGGCCGATGTTGGCGTCGAGAGTGTCGAGCTCGCCCATGATCGTGTCATGGCGCTGCTCGAGCTCGCTGTTGCGGCTCGTGTCCTTGTTGTCCTTGATCTCGTCAAGGGCGGCGCGGGCCTGGGTGACCAGCTGCTCGCGCTTCTCC